CCTGGGCGGCGCTGGGTGAGCGGTTCGTGAAAGCGACCATGTACCGCAAGTTACGTGGGGGCTCCGATAGCTTTGCTGGCCATGTGGCCAACGCCAAGGCCGGGGAGCCTGATAGCTGGGACTGGACCACCAAGGAGAAGGCCAAACCGGTCAAGCGTGCCAGCCAGAAGCGCATCACCTTCACGCTCAAGGTGGTGGAGCAGTTCGAGCGCGTAGGCGGCCGCCCGGTGGCTGTGGCGTCCACCCGCGACCTGGAGCGCCTGTGCGGCTTCCGTGCGGTGCAGTCCGGCAACTGGGTGCTCGATGACTTTGTGAGCGCCAAGTGGCACGTAGAGCAGAGCGCGGGCGCCATGATGGATATGGCCGACGTGCTGGGCATCGATGAGGAGCACCTTGGCTTCGGCGGGCGTCTGTCCATGGCGTTCGGCGCCCGCGGATCTGGCGGCAAAGGTGCGGCCCGCGCCCACTATGAGCCGGTCGAGCGCGTCGTAAACATGACCAAAATGAACGGCGGTGGCGCGCTGGGGCATGAGATTTTCCACGCGATCGACAACATCCTGCCCAGCCTGCTGCGAGGCGAGGAGGGCGCCAAGGATGAATGGAGCTCCAGCAACCCGGACCTGATGCCTGAAGGCCCTATTCGTGATGCCCTGTACGACCTGCAGGACGCCATGTCCACCGGAACCGTGCGCCTGACCGAAACCATCAAGGTGACGGACAACGCCCGCGCCACCGCGAAATTCAACCTGGACGGGCGCCCAATGCTGCGCGGCATTGCGCTGGCCATCAAGCAAGCCGGCTCCGTCGATGCGGCTGTGATGGTCGTGGATTCCCACCTGGGCAACCCCAAGGCCAAGAGCCTGCAAAAACAGAAAGGCCAGTGGCGCGCGATCGCGGCCGCCTACTACGCCCCCGAGGGCGCAACTGAGGTCCAGGCCAACACCGGCGCCGCCGTCTCGAACTACTACCGCGAAGCCATGAACCTGGACGATGGGGTAAGCGGCAAGTACTGGTCTGAGCCCTTCGAAATGGCCGCCCGTGCGTTCCAGTCGTACCTGGAAGATCGCCTGGCCGAGCAGGGGCGCAAAAACGATTACCTGAGCTGCCTGGCCGACAACAAATTTCACCACTTCCCCGAACTGGGGATGCCTTTCAAGCCCTACCCCGAGGGCGAAGAACGTACCCGCATCAATGCCGCCTTTGACCAGGTGTTTAAGGCCCTGCGCGACGAAAAAGCCTTTGAAAAGGCCATGTCGCAAACCGCTCTGCTGGATTCCATTTTTGGGGTGACACATGACTGATTTAAGCACTGCAAGCACCAAGGCGCCTTTAGCACTAATGCGCCTAAGTGCTGAATTGCTGACGGTACGCGATCGGCTGACAGCCAACGACGTATCACCGCTGGAGCGCGTGCGCTTGGCGGCCCGCGGCCTTGAAATCCGCGCCTTGCTGGGGGATTCGACCCCGCCACAACGTGAGCCAGTAGACGCCCCGGCCATCGCGCTGACGGGCAATGAGTTCGGTGAGTTCCCCGACACGCCAGAGGGGAAAAAAGAGCTGCGCGCGGCCGCCAAGGCTTATCTGGAAGGTATGCGCGGGCAAATGGTCAATTGCCCGGTGCTGGGCGCCAAGGTCGAAATCCGGCAGCGCGGCATCAAGGAAACATTGGCATTCAGCGGCAACCCTAAAAAGCTGAAGCTGATGCACGCCATTCCCCAGATCATTGCGACTGCAACGGCGGCCGTGCGGGAGGACAACCACAAGAAGGAGAAAAAGCCGTTCGTAGAGGCTTACTTTTACCTCAAAAGCACCGTAGCGCTTGGGGAGGAGCAAATCGCTTTGCATGTGGTGGTTGAGCAGGATGACAAGGGCCGGCTGTATTACGACCTGATGATTGACCCGCCAAAAGAAAAGGCAATGCTCGATTCCCGTGAAGTTTCCCCTGATAACTATTCAGGGCTTCCACAAGAACCAGGCATTGCCTCAGAGAGCAAAGGTTCCCCTGATCACTATTCAGGGCATCTGCTCAACGCCAGTGTAGGACAAGTTAGCGGCGCTGTCATGTTGGACGACGTGGGCGGCCTGGTGCTGAACCTGTTCCTGGATGGCGATGTAGAGCAAGGCGAAGCTACCAATGAGCCGGCGCCGGCGACTGACCCGTTGGTTGCCGAGCTGGAAGCGGCAAAGGCCGATGTGGCCAAGTATGACAAGCTGATCAATGCCGGAGCCCTGACCAAGCCCGTATTGGCCGCCCTGGACCGCCACAGCGCCGCCTGGAAGGCCGTGCGTGACCGTGATGAGGCACAGGCCTGGGAAGCGGGGAAAGCACGCGATATCGGCACAGCGAACAGCAAGCCGCATTTCATCAGCGCGAAAGACGCCCTGACACCGGCCGGCGCCATCAAGTCCGACGCAAAGAACAGCAAAGCAGACTCCGCGATCTGGTATTACCAGGGCGACGTAGGGCACCTGGCATTCACCGCCGGCGTGACGATCGGCGGGCAAAAGGACGCTGGCGCCGATCGCGCGGCGCACATCCTGGAGCGCCTGCGCGCAGCCAAATCACAAGGTTATCGCCTGGTGAACTACCGGGCAGGCAGTCTGGGCACCGTGTGGGTGCTGGCCACCGCCGACGGGAAGGGCTTTGTGAGCCGCGCGGGCTTCGAAGAAATGGTAAACCCCGTGTTTGCCCGTCCGGACATGCCTGAATCAGCCCCAGGCTTCGAAAGCATGCAGGCGCAACAGATGGCATTGGCCAAGGGGTTCCTGGGTTGGCTCGACACCCTTGATTACGACCAGCGACATAACCAGGGCGTGGTGGCGCGCAAGATCACCAGCACCCGGATCGGCCAATGGCTGCGCATGACTTCTGACGGCCTGGGGCAGTACATCCAGTACGTGAGCGCCGATAACAAATACGGCATCCGCATCCAGGGCGCTGACTTCGACGCCATGGTCACCGAGGCCCGCAAGCTGGCGGTAATGCCTGAGATTGAGCCAGAAGCACCGCCGGTACCGGAAGCGAACGGACTGACCGCGAAGGGCAACCCGCTGATTGATGAAGCTGTGTTGGCAGACCTTGGGCTGATTCGTGAGGTGTTCGGTCGCTGGAAATACCGCTATGCCGTCGGGGCCCCGGAATTGTTCGCCACGACCAAGGAAGGCGCGATTGAGCAGGGCAGCGATGCCTATGCGAAGGCCGACCCGTCGGAGCTCCTGACCAAGGAACAGCGGTGGGAGAAGTCGAACGCTGATTTTTACGCCGACCTTGATGCGCGTTACGGAAAGATGAGCATCGACCAGGTGCGCGCAATCATGGAAGCGGCCAAGCCTGACCCGGTAAGCCATGCCGCCGCGGTTCTGCGTGAGTTCAACGGTGGCGGCCGCCGTACCGGGCCCGCCGTGGCAACTCAAGGGGCGCGCGAAGGCGCTGAGCTGGCGCGCCAACTGGAGCGCTACCTGGCCGAGCGTGAAGCCAAGGAGGGCGCCGGTACCGCGGTTGCTGACCCGGAAGCACCGAAGCCTGTAGAGGGTGATCCACCGCCGGTGGCGCCGACCCCGGAAATCATTGAATACACGACCAAGAGCAAAGGAAAGGTGCTCCGCGGCATCATCCGCACGGACCTGACCCTGGCCCAAGCCAAGGAAATCGACCCGCACACCTGGCGCATGAATGGCGGTTACTTCATTCGCGAGAAGTACCTGGGCGAAGAAACCAGCCATATCCAGGCCGCACCGGCGCCGGTGGTGTTGACTGCAGAGCAGCAAGCCGAAGCGGTGGCCACCGCCCAGCGACAGGCTGAACAGCGCGCAAAGGAAGCCCTGGCCACCCAGGTGGAGAAGCTGCGCCAGGTGGCGAACAAGGCCATTGATAACGCAGATGCAAGCCTGAATTCCGATCGCAAGACCAACACGTCCAAGCGCGCGCGGGAAGCCGGCTATGCGATCGAGAAAGCGAGCACCGACAAGGCTGCAGCGCAAACCCTCAACCGCCTGGCCGATTCGATCGAGGCCGGCGCCGGTGGCTTGCTGGCAAAACTCTCGAGTCGTGCCCAGCTCGACGAGCTGCAAAGGATCATGCGCCGCGCCATGTCCGACGCTGACAGCAAGCTGGCTTATGGTGATCAGCTGAGCCGCCGCGGGCGTCCTTTTGATGACAACGACTTGAAGTTTGTGACCTATCCGCGCCCGGAAGCCTGGAGCAACCGCTACAGCGCTGCAGCCAAGACGCTGGCCACCAAGTCGGCAAAGGGCAACAGCCGATTGATTGCCGCCCTGGCCAAGCTGGGGGACGGCCGCGAACGCTTCGCCTTGGACGATGCCGCCATTGCCCTGACACGCAAAGGGTATGCCGAGCTGAAGAAAGTCAAAGAAGGCTGGGATCTGGCGGACCCGATCGAGGCGATCGGCCGGGCGGATCGGCTGGCGCGTATGGGCATCACCGATCGCGCGACCCTGGAGGCGGCGATTCAAGAGCTGATTCCCCACCTGGTGGAGAAAGCCCAAGAAGATCCGGTGAAGAAGGCCGAGCGCGCCATTATCGGCCAGAAGGTCGGCATCGACTTTTTCCCGACGCCTGCGCACGTCGCTCAACGCATGGCCCGCATGGCCAATATTCGCGAGGGTATGCGCGTCCTGGAGCCAAGCGCCGGCAACGGCAACCTGGCGGACGCTGCAAAGGCAGAAGGCGCCCAGGTGGACGTGATCGAGATATCCAGTCAGCTGCGCGACATTCTCACCGCCAAGGGTTACACGGTGGTGGATCACGACTTTGACGGCTTCACGCCTGAAAAGCCGTATGACGCCATTTTGATGAACCCACCATTCAGCCAGCGCCGTGACGCGGCACACATCATGCGCGCCTTCGACATGCTGGCCAGCGGCGGCACCCTGGTGGCGATCGCCGGGGAAGGGGTTTTCTTCGGTAGCGACCAGAAAGCGGTGGCATTCCGCGAATGGCTGGACACCCACGAAGCCGACGTGGAAGCCCTGGACGGCGGCACCTTCAAGGACAACGCACTTCTGGCGCAAACCAGTGCAAACGCCCGCTTGATCATGCTCCGCAAATAGCGAAAACGGCGCAAACCCCCTGAAAAATGGGGGTTTTCTGGCCCTTACCATCATTCCTGAAACGACACGGGCGCAGCCCATCATCAGCTATGAAGGTAAAGCAATGTCCAAATATATTTACGCGCCAGATTCCGGCTTGCAGGATACGGAATACAAGGTGGCGGCCCTGGCGGGCGCCGTCCGTGACAACAACGGCAACATGCTCGACAGCACCAATGCTCAATCGGTTGACGTGATCAAAAACGTCGTTTCCGACGCCAAAAATCTGCTGCCTAAGCGCATGGTCGCCTTGATGGATCGCATCGAGTTGGACACGCACAAGGCTCTGGCCGTTTCCAGCCTGCTGGACGGTATCGCTGAATTCCGCGCTGAGCACGGCTTTGACCCATCCGCCGACATGATCGACGCGGCAATCTCCCAGGCTGAAAACGTCGCTGACGGCGCCAGCACCCTGGTCCTGCCAGACGGCTACACCCTGGACAGCGTGAGCTCCAACAACGCATCCGCCACCCTGGCTCACCAGCCAAACCGTATTGCGCTCGCCATCACTGGCGCCCTTTCGGAAGCCATCCCATTCGGTGCTTATCTGCCGTCTGACCTGAAGTCCAACGAATCGCGCCTGGCGATCATCAGCGCTATCGCCGGCTCCACCTTCGGTGCGTACAAGTCTGGCGACATCCTGGACGGTACCTCCGGTGGCCAGGTCTACACCCGTTCCGAACGTATGGTTGGCGTCACCATGGCTGGCGATCGCGCCACCGCCACCTTCAAGATCACCGCCCGTACCGGCGGCCTGGGCGATGCGGTGCCACTGCTGCGCAACCGCACCGCGGTGATGATCGACGGCTTCCCGAGCGGTATGGAGCAATCCAGCGACAGCGGTACCGCGACCTCGCTGATTTCTGGCCAGGTTGTTATCGCCGGCGCCGATTTCGTCATCACCGGCCAGGTGAACGTGGAAACCGGCGTTGGTTCGCTGGCGTTCACCCCGGCGCTGCCGGCCGGCACGCTCGTTGAGGTTCAGGGTTTCATCGACTTCGAGAAGAAGCCCGATCTGATCCCTGCAATCAACACCGTCGCCCGTAGCTTCAAGCTGTACTGCTCGGCCAGCCGCGTGATGATGAGCGTCACCCCAGACAGCCGCAGCCAGACCCAGGCGGAATTGGGCGCTGATGGCCTGACCATCGCCACCCAGGCAGCGCGTACCCAGGCCGCAAACGAGCGCTACATTCTGGCGCTGCGTAAGGCAAAGGGCATGGCCCGCCGCACCAGCCGCGAATACAACTTCGATGCCGAGCGTCAGTTGGTGGAAAAAACCCGCGCGATGATCTGGCGCGACTTCGGTTCGTTCATGGCGCGCGTTGACCAGGAAGTGGCCAACCAGACCATGGAATACGGCCTGGAAATGATGTACGTGGGCGATATCGGCATGTCGCAGTTCCTGTCCATGGACAGCACCGACTTCGTGCCATCCGGCGTTGCTTCGCGCCCTGGTATCTATCGCCTGGGCAAGTACAAAGGCAAATACGACGTGTACTACGACCCGTATGTGGTCGAGGAAACCGAAAACGAAATCGAGATTCTGTGCATCGGCCGTTCGCCGCAGGTTGCACGTAACCCGATCGTTATGTCGGACGCCGTGCCTCAAACCCTGATTCCGCTGGCGATCAACAAGGATCTGGTGAGCGGTGCCGCGCTGTACTCCCGTTCGCTGACTGAAGTGAACCCACATCTGCAATCGGCTATCGGTTGCGCCCTGATCAAAGTCGAAAACATCTACGCCCTGGCGGCGTAAGGAGCGGTTATGGCTGCGAAAGATACTACCAAGGCGAGAGCTAAGGCGGCATCGGTCGCAGCGTCCGACACCACCAAAGAAAACGGCGCTTCGGCGCCGTCTTCCTTGGCGACTGGTGTGGTTGGCGATCTGCCAACCGTGGACGCTGCAAATGGTAAAGGCGAGACGACAGGGGGCGGTGATGACACTACGGACGGGCAGGGCGCCGGCGTGGATCTGGCGTCTGGCAATGATGGTGCTGTGGGTGCTGGCGATGGCGCTTCTGGTGACGCTGCTACCTCCGTATCTGGCGTTGCTGATGCCGGCGATCAAAGCGCTGCTGACGGTGCTGGCGGCGTTGATGTCAGTAGCGGTGGTGCTGGTGATTTGTCTGGTCCTGGGGGTAGTGGCGGTCCTGATGATGGTCAGTCGCTGACCGGCGATGAAGGCGATGCCCTGGCAGCTCAAGCGGCTGGCCTGGCCCTGTCTGCTGGTGGTGTGGGTGAAGCCTTGCTGGCGCTGCTCGATACCGCCGAAACCGAGCAAACCCCCTCCGAAAACGGCCCTGCTGAGCCTGTAATTTCCACTGCATGGGCAATGCCTGAAATCGGCACTTTCCCGGCGCATATCACCCTTCAGAACAACACCCCGAGCCGCGTGAATGTGATGAACGTTCGGGTTGAGCCCTACGCCAGCGTAGACGGTTCGATTGGTGAAGAAGGCTATGCGCGCCTCCGCAAGTCCCTGGCAGGCCGTGCCCGCCTGGGCAAGTGGGACAACCTCTTTGGCGTACAGGTGAAGCATGACAGTAACGATTAACCGCAACAGCGGCGATGCACCCCGTGAGGTGGTGGAAAAGCTGGTGACCGGCCAGACCTATCCGTTTCAGGCAACCCTGAAGCACAGCAACACCTTCCCGCTGGTGGTTCCGTCCACCGGCTCTCCGAACGTGATCGCGCCAGGCGCTGAAGTCCAGGTGCGTATCCGCAACTTTGCCCAGGCCTGGGAGCTGGTGACCGACTTGGCCCAACTGGCGAGCTCCGCCAACAACGATGCCGACGATTACGCCGCTATTACGCCGGCGATCACCCCAAAACCAAAGCCACCACGCAAACCGGCCGCCGCTGGTGATGTCTCTGCTGCCCAGGAGGGCGTGTAAATGACCATTCCTTTTTCCCGTACCGTCGGTAAGCGTTCCGCCGTACAGCTCAATCGCATCAGCGATAAGTCTGAGCAGCCGAGTGTAAGCACCGTTGCGCACAACATGGCCATCGCTGGCCGTTTTGGCCGCGGCCGCATCGACAAGGTGTTTGCTGTCAGCCGTGGCCGAGAGTCCCGTTTGCTGGGCGCTCCAACGTCTCTGGCCGTGAGCAAGCTGGGCGAAGCCTACGTGCACATTTACGAGGCCTTGAAGAAGGGCACCGTGCAGGCAATCGTTTCGCGCCTGGTGGGTGACGATGCCGAAAACAAGTTGATGGTGGCCAGCAACGTCGCTACCGGCGCTGAAGGGGGCGCAGTCTGGGCCCTGGTTGATGCCGACGTGGGCGCAACCGGTGGCTTCCTGATCGCCATCAAGCACCTGGAATGCTTCTCGGACGGTGTGAAGGCAGAAATTCACGCCAATATCGCCCTGGATAACCTGGGCGTGCAGATCCCGTCGAAAATCATCGTGCTGCAGCTGCGCGACGTGGTAACGAATGAGATCGTTCTGGGGCCGTACCAAGGTTCCCTGGACCCGAGCGCCACCGACGAGTTTGGCCAAAGCGCCTTCATCGGTGACATCGTTGCCCAGTCCACCGACATGCTCGAAATCGTCGAAGTGGCTGAAGATGCCGTGGTACCGGTTGACTGCGTGTTCTACGGCAAGAAGGACAACAAGGATGTTTATGCGTCCTCGATCCTGAATTACTTCACCGAAGGCGATAGCGTCTACTCCAACGCGGAATTGGATAAGGCGATCGATCGCCTGAAGCGCTCGCGCCCTTCGTTTACCTACATTGGCAGTGGCGGTACCCAAAACGTCGCGTTGATTACGCGCCTGCTGAACCTGGGCGACGATACCAACAAACAAGTTTGCTGGGACATTCCAGGCAATCTGTCGCCTGAGGCGGCCGCGGCGTTCTATGCCTCCGTGGGCGGTGCCGCTAACAGCCTGTACAGCCAGGCCTACTGGGCACCTATCAGCGCCAACAACCCTGCGATCGGTGGCAAGGCGATCATGGGTACCTCTGGCCAGCAGATCGGGTACCGCTGCGCCCGTAACGCGCAAACCAACGCCAAAGGCATCGCGCCGCGTAACTACCCGATCGCGGGAAGTGAGTTTGCGGTTGATCGCACCAACATGACCCAGGTGTATGAGCCAAGTGATGAGGAGCTGGAAGTGCTGGCCGAGAGCCGCATTAACCCGGTGATCTTCAGGGACTACCCGAGCGGCCCGAAATACGCCTGGGTGGACTCGCTCACCGGCGCGCAGACCGAAGGCGCCAGCAAGCTGATCAACGTCACTGAAATGGCCACCTACGTGGACGACACCATGGCTGCCGCGGCGCAGGAAGCTCTGCAGAAGCCGATGGCCAAGGCTATCGAGGAAATGACCAAGTTCGCTGCCAGCTTCTTGCCAGCACTCCAGTCGGCCGGGTGGTTGCAGGGCAGCAAGGAGTTGGATGGCGCTTGCTACCAGGCGACGTTCCAGGCGAACGAAGCGCAGCCATTCGAGAAAATGAACATCCGCACTGCGATCTGCTACGACGGCACCAACCGCATCACCGTCATGCAGCAAGACATTGTTCGCGTTTAAGGGGGAGCACCATGAAAAGTTTGATTCGTAATGTCCTGGCCACCAATGTCGCGATGGCGCTGGCCCTTGGCTCGCCAGTGCAGGCTGAGAAGCCGCTGCTGCCAAACAACGGCGGCATGCTCGATGACGCCAACAACGGTGGCGGCGAGAACGAAGGCTCTGGTTTCGTCATTACCGACGAAATGCGCCAGGAAGCCGCCGGCATCGTGGCTGAGTGGGCTGATTCGGAGCTGGAAACGGGTGAAGGCTACGCCGATCGCCTATACGCCCTCATCGTTGGCGCCGCCGGTGGCGGTGATGACGATGAGGATCTGACAGACGACCAGGCCGAATACGCCGCCATCCTGGCCGAACTGGTGGGCGACTACCTGGAAGGCAAGAAGATCCCGGAAGACGACGTGGATACCTTGCTGGGTGGCGACATGGCGGACAACGACCTGGCCGCTCGCATCCATGACGCGATGCTGGACAGCATGCCGCAAGGCGATGACGCCATGATGGACGACGCTGAAAAGTTCGTTCTGGGCGAGAGCGACGACGCCATGCTCGATGCCACCTACAAGAAGGTGATGGCCATCCGTGCCGGCAAGAAGGTTCGCATCAAAAAGCGTATCGCTGGCCGGGTTCGCCTGACCGCCGCGCAGAAAGGCGCCGTGCGCAAGATGCAGCGTAAAGCCTTCTCCGGTGCCGCGAAGATGAAGCGCGCCCGCTCGATGCGTATGCACCGCAAAATGATCGGCGCATAACCCATGGTTGATTTTAGCGTTGATGGACTGGGCAAGACCGTAGGGGCATCCATCAAGGGTGTAACCGGCACGGTGGCCGGGAGTACGTCCAACAAGTTGCTAGGATCAGCCGCATCCTTTGTAGGCAAGGCCGGTGGCGGTATCGTCACCGGCGCCATTGGTATGGGCGTGCAGACGCTTGATGACTTTGTGGGTGGCAGTGAAAACCGCAAGGCCATTGAGGGAGGCCTCAGCACCGTAACCGGCACGGTCAAAGACCTGTTCACGGGTAAGACCACCGTGTCGGACGTGATGGGGCAGATCAGCGGCAAGGTTGATGCCCTGGTAGGTGGAGGGGATGACCCAATTACCAAGGTCGGTAACGTGTTGGGCGGTGCTGGGGGCCTGGTCGGCCTCAAACCGCTCAACAATGACCTTGGCGGTGACTGGGGCAGCCTGTCGCCGTTGCTGCTGGCGCGCGTGTTCGTATGCGATTCCAAGGGCGTGGCCGACATGAAGGAGTTTGCCGGCGTTTACGGCGCCATGACTGAGGGTAGCATTAGCATCCAGCAGAACTGGCAATCACCGTTTGAGAACACTGGTCCGGAAACCAAGGCGCCGGCACTTGCTGGCATGCTGCAGTCTGGTGCCGCGATTCCAGTGCTCAACGCCTTGCAAGCTATCAACCCGCTCAAGGATGGGGTTGTGTCGGACAAGCTCAATGCCGGCTCTGACAAGCTCAAGAGCATAATGCGCATCCTTGAAGGGCGCACAGGGATCACCAAGCTCAATAGTCGCCAGGTGTTTTCAGGGATGCCACCGGTGAAGTTCACCACCACCATCCGATTCCGGGCGATCGCAAATGCTCAAAAGGAAGTCATGGCGCCCCTTGCCAGGCTTCTGGAATGGACCTTCCCCCAGCAATTGGCGGAAGACGGCATTCTGTCTGAGGTGTTGCAAACCACGCAGGATATCGACTCATTCATTAAGGCGCTGTTTCCGTCCATGGCCCCGAAATTGGTGGGGCTGACCTATGGAGGTAGCACTTATTCGGCTGTGGTGATTGAGAGCGTGGATTACCCCTTGGACGCACCAAAGGACGAAAATGGCAACTTCACTGACCTGCCGGTGCAAGTTGCATTCGCCACCCTGACGGCCCTTGACCGGCCTGATATCCAGCGCTGGTTTAACCGCCGATAACGTGCAAACCCCCTGAAAATAGGGGGTTTTTTGCATGTGACGATGGCCCTTGTTTATTCAGCATAAAGAGGGTTATCGCATGACCGTTTCCAAAATGGCGGTATTGAGCCGCACGTTTCAAAACGTCAACGACATGGGCGCCAAGGCCGTCCAGTCTGACTCCACGCTGGTGATCGATGGTTATGAGGACATGGTGCTGCAGTTCAAGCAGTTCCCGTGGCCTGTAGCGACCCCAGGTGACGTGATCGATTACTACGGCCCGGCTGGCCAGAAGATGGTCCAACCGCAGCAGGTCAAGTCCAAGCAAGAGGGTCCGTTCACCATCTACGAAACCGTCGGCAACCACTGTGGTGAGTTCCTGGCGCAAATGATCGCCCAGGGCGCCGAGTTCAACGCCACTGTCTACGCCGGCCGCCCGGACGATTACAAGAAGAAGCACGCCCTGAAGAAGTGCATCTTGATTGCCGACACCCCTGATCGTGACTGGGAGAACGACACTTCTCCGCTGATGATCAGCGGCACCATGCACTTCCACTGGTTCGACAACCAGTAATCGCCATGAAGATCAGCCAATTAGTAGCCCAGTTTTTCGCCGTGCTGCCGATTGGCTGCGTGCTGGAAGAAGAGCAGGTAACCCGCAATTTGCGTGGCGCTGTACGCGCCTATTGCGGGTACCGACGCCTTACCAACTCGCAGCCTGCAGACGGCATCCACACGCCGATCGACGAGCAGGCGGCGGCGACCGATGCCCAGGACTTCGATCTAACTGCCAGTGAGCTGGCGTTGATCGAGCCCCTCTGGCAATTGAAAAATGACCGCGAGAACGCCGCCGCGTTCGAGGTATCGCGCAGCCAGGGTGCTGAGCCTTTCGGCAAGTCTGTAGCCGAGTGTGACGCGGCGATCGAGCAATACCTATTGGTCTTGCCATCCAAAGCATTCAGCTTTGAAGTGAGGTCGTTCTAATGGGCAACATCTTTGAGCGCATGGCCTTCCAGGGCCTGGAAAAACTCACGCCCAAGCTCGGATTGAGCAACAAGGTGCTCAAATACACGGGCGCCGCCCGCGATTTACTGGGAGGCAACCTCTCAGGCGCTTCCAACAAGCTGATGGATTCCGTGTATGGCCGCAGTAGCCGCTTTTCCGATGGTGGTAACACCATTTTGGCGGGGGTGTCCTGGTCGCAACAGATCCAGATGTTCGAGGAGGCTTCCGGCGTCGATCGGGAGCGCACCAACCTGTTCCATATCGGCGTGGAGCCGATCGGCAAGATCAACGCCCCACGCATCAACTTGCTGGCCACTGAAGCGTCATACAGCGGCGTCCAACTGGGATGGGAGCCGGTCAAGATCGGTTCCGGTTTCAGCCAGGCCGCCACCGGCGCCGAAGCGGTGGAGCTACGCCTGGTCTGCTACGACGTGGCCGGGGAAATCAAGACCTGGTTTGACCAACTCAAGGCCGCTGTAGCGCGCCCTGATGGAACCTTCGGCCTACCCACGGACTACGCCAACACCATCACCGTGACCCATGGGGCGGTGATGGAAGGCTACGGCTATTCCAGCGGCTGGGCCATGGTGCCCGGCTCATGTGAAGTGAACCTGGCGCGCAGCACCGACGACTTCACCGCCTTGAATCTCACATTCATCCAATTCGACTATTTCGGTAGCCTATGAAGTACATCGCCCCGGTAAACACCAATCGTATTTCTGTCGAAATGACCGAAATTGATATCGACCACTCAGAAGCGGTATGCGCGATCCCCGTGCAGTTCGAGCAGCGCACCGCTACCGAAATGCTCAAAGGCATCATTCGCCCGATCGAGCGCGCGGGCGCCATTGCAGATCCGCGTATGTGGTCGGTGAGCGAGCGCATGTATGTCATTGCCGCCTACATGAGCGCCACCCGCGACGATGGCCCTGACTTCCCGATCGGCAATGGCAAGTTCAGTGATTACATCCTGGATGGCGCCGACTACGTGGCTGAAGTGCCATTTGAGTGCAACGGTGAATCGCTGATCTACAGCCCCCTCCTTGGGTACCAGGCCGAGATTATCGAGCTGCTGATTGAGGGCGGCACCTTCACGAAAACCTCATTTAGCTGGTGGAAAGCCTGTATTGCCGCCTGTGTTCGCGGTGCTGATGAGGAGCCAATCCCCTACATCGACGACGGCCAATACGAAACCGTGCTGATCGAGCGCATCAAGGCCGTCGGCCAGTTGAAGGACTCCCAGTTTTCCGCCCTGTTTGACGACTACCTGATTGCTGCCCAGCGCGGTGCCCACTTGGTTTACGCCATCACAAACGTGCACGGGGTGCTGGCCGCTCAGGTAAGCGAGCCAGACGCAGAAAAGGGGGTGCCGGAGCTTGCACCGGCCCGATTTCCTGCCCTATCCGCAGTCAGCTATCGAGCGCGTCAGATTATGGGAATCGTATAACGACGTGCGCGCAGAGCTGGCGCTGTACTTCGGCCAAGACCTGATCCAGTGCGGAAAGTTGACGTATTCGAGGGTGAAAAAGCTGTTTGACAGCAAGCCCTTCGACAACTGGCGCCAGGGCCGAGAGAACGAAGGCAAGGCAAGAACGGCCGAGATATCGCGCCTGGACGCCATCATCAAGTCAATCGGAAACCTGACCCAACTGACTGCCGATATCGCTCGCAAACGAGGCGGATAGGCGCAAACCCACGGACTTTGGCCCGCGCTCGCGCGGAGACAATGACGGTATCAAACCATGAATATTCGGGGCGCCAAGATGGCCGCGGAAGCGAAACGACTCATCGATCACCCGGCTGCAAAGTGGCTGCTTGGCGCAACCCAGGCATTGGCCGTGGCAATCATCATGGCACTCGCTAGCAGTGCTACCGAAAAGCTCAACAGCATCCTCACAGCAATCAACGGCTTCGGCAAAGACCTGGCCTTGCTGCAGCAACAGGTGAACCTCAACACCAGCGGACTCAGTACCAACAAGGCCGACATAGACACCCTGAAGTCCAATGTTGTGCGCCTGGATATGCGTGTTGAGCTACTGGAGCGGGAGGGCCGCAAGGGTGAGCACTAAGCAGGCAAAGGGCTGGGTGCAAAGACTCAAGCCCTACAACACCCATCTGATTTTTCTGGGGTTTGCCCTGGACGGCGTGGTGGTGTGGTGGGCCTACCTGGACGGCCAATTGCCGCCGGCGATGTATGGCGCGATCACCGGCCTCATCAAGGTTGCGAACCTGGGCATTCACTTTGTGAACAAGACGATCAGCGAGGAAACCGATGGTGGCGACAGTGAAGCCGACACAGAAGCAAGCTGAGGCATCCATTCGGCGGGTGGGGACCAAGCGCCAGGTTAAAGGCCTGGTGCTGGCCATCGCGCTGGGTGCGGCGGTCAAGGAGGGGATCAGCCTAACCGTGTACGACGACGGCCTGGGCATCCCGACAACCTGCTTTGGCCAGACCGGCAAGGACGTGAAGTTTGGCCAGGCGCCGCGCGAGCTGGACGCCTGCAGTGAATCGCTGCTGGCGCGGATCGATGTCAGCATTGCCCACCTGGACAAGCGAATTGGCGACATCCGCACGCCCACCGGGCCTATCACCTTCAGCCAGCTCACCGCCGGCGAACAGGAAGGCCTGCTGTCAATTTATGACAATGTTGGCGACGGCAAGTATGGGGTGAAGGATGGTTTCTTTGCCCAGAAGAAAGCCGATCGCGTGAGCATCATCGTCACCCGGCTGCGCGCCGGCGATCGCTGGGGCGCTTGCATGGGCATCCTGGATTGGAAATATCCGGAGTGGCGCGGCATTCAGAAGCGCCGCGAGAACGAGAAGACGACCTGCTTACGTGACCTGGTGGTGTCCCAATGAATCCAGTGATTGCTCTCACCCTGGCGGCAATGCTGGCCATCATCGGGCACGAAGTGTACCAGTCTGGCCAGGAATCCCAGGCAAAGGCAGATGCGCAGACCATCAGCGATCTGACCAGCGCCAGGAATACCGCCAAAGACAATGCTGAGAGCCTTGAACAGGCGCTCTCGGACGCTAACGCCAAGGTTCGTCAGTTCGAGGCGGATCGGAAAGCGGACCTGGAGAAAAAAGCCGTCCTGCAGGAGCTGGCCAAGGT